GCGAGGTTATGGAAGAGGGCTTTCGATGATATTTGGTGGCTCGTAGAGGTTTTAGACGTACAAGCTATAAGTTTCTTGCGGCAACGATTTTTCTTCGCTAAGAAGGTCAAGCTAGAATGCTCTCCCGAACGTACTCTCGCGAGTATTCGGGATTTCTACGCCATAGAAGACAAGATGGCATCACCAAACCTTGACTGGAATGGTGATACCTTTAGCGGTGGGGACGCTAGGTTTCTCAACCTAGCGGATCCCGTCGGCTTCTATCCAATTCGAGGGGAGCTTCCTCTCGAACCAAGAGTCGAGCCGATACGTACTTCTCTTCTTGAGTGTATCCAGCAGGTTGCTGATATACTTTCCTGCGTGATTGGGGGTTTCGACCCATTCGATCACGCACCGAAGCACGGTCCTGGTGTAGTTTCAGACCTCAAAGGCGGGGAGTTTAAGTACAGCTTCCCGTCCTGGCCTGATCGACTAGAGGCTATCTTCCCATATGCGGACTTCGCCTTCGCGAACTACGCTACATGGACAGATAGTTTACCTGCTGTCGAGCACTACGGGAGTGATCCCGAGTGTTCTTCGCGCCTTATTGTAGTGCCCAAGACACAGAAGGCCCCTCGGCTTATCGCCGCTGAGCCAGTTGCACACCAGTGGTGTCAACAAGTGATTTGGTCGTTCTTTAAGGCCAGGTATGCGAGCACTTTCTTGGATCGGTTTGTCTCCTTTGGAGACCAGACCGGAAATCAGGATCTTGCTCGGCTCGCGTCAAAAGAGTCATCTCACTGGACGATTGATCTTTCATCGGCTAGTGATCGGCTCTCTTGTCGCGTCGTAGAGAGAATCTTTAGGAGGATTCCATCCCTCCTGGACGCTCTCTATGCTAGTCGGACCCGCTATCTGTCTCAAGATCTCGATGACAGATCGCCTCGCATCGTACGTCTGAAGAAATTCAGTACGATGGGGTCGGCATGCACTTTCCCTGTGCAGTCCCATGTTTTCTTGGCTATCG